AAGAAAAAGAGAACGGCCAATAGAACGCCTAAGAAACAGAAGACGCTCAAGAAGTCTGACTCAGTTGTTTTCGAGGATTTACCCGAGGGAACCATGAAAGATGTGGCGTGTTTGGCACAGGCCATAGGTGTTTCTGAGACTGCAATTTACCAGTGGAAAAGACATGCTGGTTGGCGTTGGGCTAGTGGTCCTTATCCTTTGGATGAGATAAAGGACTGGCGTGCGAAGACATTTGCTGTGGATCGTCAGTTAGAGTTGCGATCTGAAAGTATTACGCAGCTAGAAATAGACATGCAGCTCAAGCAGGCGAGGATGGACAAGGTAAAACTTGAGACTGAGATTATGCGTGGGAGATACACTGAGACTGAGCGTGTCTTTGAAATGATGAATGAGCTTGTGGCTATTATGCTTAAGCCATTAGAGGAGATGGTCCAGTCATTGCCGCCCATACTTGTAGGATTGGAACCTCCTGCTATAGAGCAGATGTTGGACAAGGAGGTTGAGGTTATACGGAGTAGGTTGGCGAGGCGTGTAGGTGATTATTCTGTCCATGTTAGCAAGAAGTAGTTAATCCAGGGGCATTTGTGGCAAAGAAACGTAAATCTGGGAGGAGCAAGAAGAAGAAGAAGGCGCCTGTGGATAGTGCGGGGTTATATGGGGGGAAGGAGCTACCGTTAGCCCTTCACGATCTCCCCCAGCGTGGGATAGATTCGTTAGTTGCACTTCTCAGTAGGCCTCCGAGGCTGACTGTATCTGAATGGTCTGATGTACACCGTAGGTTGTCTTCTAAATTCTCTGCCGAGCCTGGCCAGTGGAGGACTGACAGAATACCGTATGTCCGTGAAATACAGGATTCCTTTTGTGATCCCAACGTAAGCAGAATAACTCTTATAAAGTCTGCGCAGGTAGGTGGAACTGAGGTAATGAATAATTGTGTCCTCTATTCTATGGATGCCAGCCCAGGTCCTGTTCTGTATATCCTTCCCACACAAGACATGGTGGAGGAGGAGATGGCTGGTCGTCTGCGGTCCATGGTCGAGGATTGCCCACAGGTAGCTAGGCACATAACGGAGCCTCGTCGGTGGCAGACTGCGGAGGGCATAAAGTTGTCAACCATGCAGATGTATGGCGGATATGCGAAGGCTCCTGCTACCCTTACACGGCGTGCTTGTAAGTATGTGTTCTTCGATGAGTTGGACAACTGTGCTCAAACTGCAGGAGCGTTGGGCAATCACCTTACTGTAGCTGCTGAGCGAATCACTACATTTGGCCACCGCGGTAAGGCTATGTCTGTCACTACTCCTACATCTATAGATGCCCCTGCACATATCGAGTGGGAGGCCTCAGACAAGAGGCGTTACAATGTACCCTGCCCGCATTGTGGTGCATACCAGATATTAAGGATGGATAGGATACAGAGGCCTCAGGGTGTAGAAGATCCGGAGGTAATAGAGGCGAGCAACTGTGCGTTCTATGAGTGTGAGGATTGCTGTGAGGAGATACATCAGCGATGGCAGATGTGGATGGTACGCCGAGGATTATGGGTTCCCGAGGTCCAGACTATAGCAGAAAAGTTACCTGTGGATGACGAGGAGATAGTTCGTAGATCGGCTCTTCATACTGACGAACGATGGGAGCCAGAAATAATGGGTGACAAGCCAGAAACCAGGAGGATAGGGTTCCACATATGGTCTGCGTATAGTCCTTGGAGGACGTGGTCCATGATTCTCGCGGAATTCTTCAGGGTAAAGAACGACCCTGCACGTCTTCGCGTGTTTGTTAACTCTTGGTTAGGCGAGGCGTTCAAAGAGGCTGCGGAGGAGACCAGTTATGATGACTTCTCCCTCAAACGTCGTGACGCGAGGAAGAAAGACATAGTACCTCGCGAGGCCGTTACTATATGTTGCGCTGCAGACGTCCAGAAAGACCACATAGTTTACGTTGTAAGGGCCTGGGGATACTACGGGAGGTCGTGGCTTATTAGGCACGGTATAGTGCCGAGCATGGAGGACTTTTATGACATATGCTCTATGGGGTATGCGATAGAGGACACCCCGAAGGGGGAAGAAACAAAATACATGCGGCCTTCTGTGGCTGCTATAGATTCTGGATACAGGACTCAGGAGGTTTACGACTTCGCTATGTCACACCCAGGAGTTTATGCTGTTAAGGGCGTGGACACTCAAGCTGTACCAGTTCGGGAGTCTGACATAGAGTATGTAAGTCCGCGTGCGAGGCGTACAAAGAGATCGAGGTTACTAACGGTTCATAGTGGCCACTTCAAAGAAGCTTTGTATCGTCTGGCTAAGATAGAAAACGATCAGGCTGGTGCGTTCCAGTTAAATTCTGATGCGACAGATGAGTATTGCAGGCAATTTACTTCGGAGCAGTTGATATGGCAAACGGTAAAAAGGAAAAGCGGACCAAGAAGGGTGCGTGTGTGGGCACTAAGGACATCCACGAGCCAGAATCACTATCTGGATGCGGAGGTTTATGCCATAGCGATAGCGTCTCACACGGGCGTGTTAAGCCTGAGGCCACAAGAGGTGGACCAGAGGCAGGAAAGGACACAGGAAAGCACACAAAAGCCATACGGGCAGGGACCGATGGGGTGGAAAAAGATGCTCCCCAACTAGAGAACCCTGCGACAGAGGCCACCGTAGAGGCTGGCGTTGACTATTACATGAACAACCCAAGGATAAAGAACGAGAAGGTGATGTGTCCTTACTGCCAATGTACAGACATAACTAATAACGGTAGCAAGGGCGGCGTTATGTATTATCGTTGCAATATATGCGTCATGCCAGGATCGAGGAACGGAAGGAAGGGGAGGCACACGACGTTCAAAATACCAATTAATACGCTACCTATTACTCGGCAGTAGGGTTTTGGGCCAGCACGGGAAGGTCGATAACTCCGTCATTACCATAAAGGTAACCGTGGCCGCACTCCACGATGTGATTCCAAGCAAGCCACAAATCCCTAGCTCTGGATTTAGCCTCGTGCTCACACCTGTCCATAATATTTTGATCTAGCGTGCAGGGTATCCTCCTCTCGATTACTCGTTTTTCACCGATAGCCAGCCCATACACCCATCCTCCAACTTCTAGTTTTGCATATATCTGTGCTCTTACCATTATTTCCCTTTCTTCGCAGAATCGTTAACGTCCAGAATTAGGTATGGGCAGTCGTTGCTCTCTTTGAACGAGATATTGTCACCGACTTTGAGATCGTGGTTAATGCCCAACAACTGGCCAACCATAGAGTTTCCAACACCCAAAACACCAATAAGCCCTCCGTCAACAGATGATACTACACCATCATATAGGATAGAGTCGCGGCCCGCATCAATGAGATGTATAGCAGTAAGACACCTGATGAGAGTCTTGTATTTGCCCACATTTGCCCAATAGCCACGCTTGTCTTTCATCCTAAGGCTCCACTTCAGGGAGCTAAGTCCTGAGCTCATCTGCGCTCTGTAGTGGTATCCATATGACTCTATTCTCCACAACCCATATCCTATTTTACATTTATGCATAGCCGCCTCCTGCTTAAGGATACAGTATAAGCCTAGTTTTTGGTGTGTCGAGAATGTTCCGCAATACGGAAGACGCTGGCAGAATTCTCTTACAAGATGGCTGTGCTCGCGTATTTTCATGGGCATGGCTTACACAACCCCCACAGCGATGTTGCAACTTATTAGGAATGCTATGGTGTCCATCCTAGAGGATGGTGTTAAGGAGCTGACAATACAAGACAAGACGTACACAAATCAGGACTTGGACAAACTGCAAAAGCTGGAGACCTTCTGGGCCGCGAGAGCAGCCAGAGAATCAACAGGTGATGTCTCATACGGGAGATTTGGTAGAGCCTTATGATAGAAGTCCCAAGAAAAGACAGTACGAGCATGCTCGACCGCGCCATAAGCTACGCATTCCCAAGGTGGGCGAAGGATAGGGCTGTGTCGAGGATGCTGACCACATATGCAAACAGCAGAACACAAAGATGGGAATCGTCACCGAGGGACAAGACAACTCAGCAGATCTCTTACGAAATACAAGACTCCAGAGACAGATCTAGGCAACTAGACGAGAGGAACGGGATAGCCACAGGACTACTCAATAGGTGCGTAGACAACGTAATAGGCAGCGGCATTAGGCCGCAAGCAGGCTCTTCGAGCGAGTCGTGGAACAAGAAGGCTGAAGAGCTATTCAACGACTGGTCGAGTCGTGCCGACGTGAGAGGGCTCGGTGATCTCTACTCCTACCTCCAGCCACTATGGTTTAGGGAGTATCTCGTAGGAGGTGACTGCGGCATAATCCTCCTAAAGGATGGTAGCCTTCAAACAGTAGACGCAGACGCTATATCGACACCAATAAAGATGTCCGGACAGAGCAACATAAACGATGGCGTGGAGATGGACAATCTAGGCAAGCCAGTAAGATTCTGGGTCCAGAACGGCGACAAGACGAAGCATAAGGCTATATCCGCACATGACTTTATCTATTACCCACATATAAGAACAGTGCGGGGTACAAGGGGCGAGCCAGCTTTCCACCAGACAGACAAGTACTTCGACCAGATCGACGGTAGCATCGAGGCTGTCGTGATGGCATCACAGATGGCTGCCATGTTCGGCCTTCTGATCAAATCTGAGGGTGATATAGGAACACTGACCTCGCTGCCTACGACATCAGACGCCAGAGGAACGTCGAAACCTGCCATGGATCTCGAGCCTGCTATGATTAAGCATCTAATGCCTGGCGAGTCTATAGAGCAGATCAAGCCAGAGCACCCAGGAACAAACTACCCAGAATTTATAAGCCTAATATTAAGGCTTGTAGGGCTACCGTTGGGCCTGCCATTAGAGCTCGTATTGCTAGACTTCTCTCAGACTAACTTTTCAAGTGCTCGCGCATCTCTTATCCAGGCTCAGAGAACATTCAAAAACCACCAGAACTCATTCAGGAAAACAATACTAGAGAGGATATGGAGATGGAGAATTTCTAAGTTTATGAAGGAGGGACTACTCCCAAATATAAAGGACGCCTTCTCCCATAGATGGATTACGCCAGGATGGCCGTACATAGACCCAGACAAGGAGATGCAGGCGAACATGCTCGCTATAGACGCGGGACTTAGCACTCTTTCGATAACTGCAGCAGGCCTGGGATACGATTACGAGGAGCTACTAGCCCAGAGGGCTAAAGAGATAAAGATCATGGAGAAGATGGGAATACCCATACTTCACAGCAAGAAATCGCGTGACAAAGATCCTATTCAGCAGGCACAACAGCCAATAGGCAACCCAGCGGAGAAAAAGAAAAATGCTTAAAAAGATACCAGCGAATATGACACTATTTGAGGGAAGTAGGATAGATATACTCTCCGAACAGGGGGGCGATGGTGGAAAGACGAGAAGGATCAAGCTTGATCTCTATTCAGGGGATGAGGTGCCTGGAGATTTCGGTGGTAAGGTAATAGTCGATCTCGGTGGGATGAGACAAAGAAGCGAACAAACTCCCATACTTGGCAATCACGACCACGACAGCATTGTGGGATTTGCTAAGAAAGACGGAGTAGTAAATAACGGAGAAAGCCTCAAGGTGGACGGTGTGGCTATCGTTTCAATGCCGGCCACAAAGGAAATAGTAGATGCCTCGGATGGGGGGTTCCTATTCCAGGCCTCTATGGGATTCCGAATAAAAAAGGCGAGATTTGTAGGAGAGAACGAGCACGAAAAGGTCAACGGACGCGAGTTCGATGGACCGGGCATGGTGGTGGACGAGAGTCTATTATTGGAAGCGTCGGTTGTTCCGTTGGGTAGGGATAGCAACACCTCCTCACGGGTTTTTGGGATAGTTTCAGATGACTACATAGAAATGGAGATGACAGAGATGCCAAAAGATAAAGAAAATGGCGTGGAAGCTGTCGTGAAGTTCGCAGAGGAACATGCTGAGGCTGTTTCAAAGTGGACCGAGGACGGATTCGCTTCGGGAATGAACGAGGGTGTTATCAAGGGAAAGAAGAGCGCCGTGGAGAGATTCTCGGCTTTGCTAAAGACGTACACTGACGAACACAAGTTCGTTTGTGAACAATACGCTTCTGGTGCAACAACGGAGGAGACTGCGGCTGCCTACACTATCCTCCTCAAGGCGAAGCTGGAAACCAAAGACGAGGAGATCGACAAGCTTCGTGCAGCGGGGACCGAATGCCAGGAGGGTTCTGAAGGAGTTAAATTCAACGCCAAGGATGTCTCCGACAAAAAGACAAAGCCAACCCTCACATACGAGGAAAGGGCGAAGGAGATGTGGGATGACGACACAGACGGATGCCGCGGGAAATTCGCAGATGTCGAGGGCCTCACGGAGTGCATGCGGTACGAAGCAAGCCATCCGGTGGGGATAGGCTCCCCAAAGATGCCAGAATAGTGCCAGCTTGTGGGCTGGGAGAATAAAATTTAACGGCTTGTTTAAGGAGATTTAATATGGCCGCACTGACAGTTGATACTCCTCGAGAGTATGAAAGTAACGAAGACCCTCTACTCAATGATCTACCTGTTCTCACGAACACGAAGATCTATGAGGGCGCGATTGTTGGCAATGCTGGAGCAGGCTACATGAAGGAAGGCGCAGCAACCAACGAGTTCGTAGGATTCGCAGTCAAGCAGGCAGATAATAGCTCCGGAGCCTCCGGAGATATTGATGTCCGTGTAAGACAACAGGGAACCGTAAAGATAGCCGTCACTGGCGTCACAGGCGTCACTAATGTCGGAGCTCTAGTCTATGCGAAGGGAGCGAATGCGCTATCCCTGACAGCGGGCACAGACAAAGCTATTGGCAAGGTTGTGCGCTATATCAGCGGAACAACCTGTATGGTTCGATTCGAGGGCATCCAGCTCGCGTCTCGGTAAAGTTTAGCCATGTTTTATGGGTAGAACACACTTAATAGTGTGAACAAGGAGTTAATATTATGGGTTTCGCAGACTTTGGACTTCGCGGCATACGAGGGGAGTTCTTCAAAACTCTCAAGACCGCTGAAGCAGGAACCTGGGCCAACAAGTTAGGTATGAACATAACTTCTGACCAGGAAGTAGAAACGTATCGTTGGTTGGGAGCAACATCCCAGCTTCGCGAGTGGAATGGTGGCAGACTAGAACGAGCTATTCGTGATGAGATTTACACCATCACCAATCTCAAGTTCGAAAACACTATGGCCATCATGCTTGACGACATCAGACGGGATAAGACAGGCCAGATCTTGACTAGGGTTGGGGAGATGGCTGTCCGGGCTGTTACACACTGGGAGAAGCTCCTCACTGACCTCATTATTGCCAATACGGCATGTTATGATGGGCTAAGCTTTTTCAACACAGCGCACGTTAGCGGGGCGTCAGGAGCACAAAACAATGCCCTGACTAAAGCACAGATCGCTGCCGCACAGGTAGCTGTACCAGGCTCCCCTACCGCTGTAGAACTCGCTGATGTCTTCATCCAGGCTGCCGCATATCTCTACACATATGTGGACGATGTCGGTGAGCCAGTCAACCAGAACGCGAACAACTTCGCCATCATGTTGCCCACAAGCATGCTCGCGAACGCACAAACAGCAGTCAAGGCCAACTTCCTTACTGCTGGTGTCACGAATGTTGCCGTGAACTCGGAGTGGAATTTCCAGATAATCCCAAATCCGAGACTTGCCACGACAAGCAAGCTTTACATCTTCCGTGTAGATGGGGAGATGAAGCCGCTTATCATGCAGTCCGAGCAGGGCATAACTGACCAGTTCGCTGGTCCAGGCTCTGACGAGGAGTTCCACAACGATCGGTGGCTGTATGGTATCAAGACGCTCCGTAATGCTGGATATGGCTACTGGAATCACGCGGCAAGTATTCAGCTTGCTGTATAGATACGCTGCCTTTGCCCTAGCCCGTCGAGCCATCGCCTTGGCTCGGCGGGCATTAGGCAGTGGAGACGAAGTATGGCAGCATATACATCTCATTGCTCTGGCTCATCATTCCTAGCCGATGGTTCTCGGTCCGAGAGATCAATGGCGAGCGTGCTAGAAAGGACTGTCTTTGGTGCTAGCACAAGGCTAGGAGAGGATGTAATTTATAGGCCATCTGATGGGTCAGCATGGCAGATGATAAAGGGGTCTTTTCACACGTTGCCTGCCCAGTACACGGCTGAGGATAGGTACGACAAGGTGAGATATGACGCTATTTTGTACGTTAGCGAAAGTGTGAGACCGAGACCGGCAAGAGGAGCTAAATATGAGATTGGCGGTAAATTATTCTACTCCCCATCTTCGGGGCACGTCGATCGTGGAAGTGTTAGGATAGACGTGACTAGAACAGACACGATAAGGGAACACGCCAACTCTATAAGGAGCACTAGGTAATGGTAGCTACTTCACCAGACACCCTCCCGTTGGATCATGTAACGACTGTTCTTTCTGAGTGCCCGACATTCATATCTTGGACTGGGGCTGCGACATCTGCAGAGGCGTTGACACACATACACAGGCACCAAGCTCCTGACGGCGCAGCCAGGCCTTATGCCATGGTAGGCTTTAGCGAGGGAAGGACTACAAGGATAACTGGCACCGGTGGCGCGAGAGAATCAGAGGGATCGGTATTGGTAACGCTAGAGGGAGATCATCTGACGACAGACACCGATGCTGAATCAGTAGAATCTCTCAACAACTTCTCTTCCCAGATAATGGATGGAGAGTTCTGGGCGCAGTCAGTAGTTTTCGGTTTCTACCTAATAGGGGTGAATAGGACAGATACACCTAAGCTATTTGCAGAGGAGGAAGAGGATGATAGGGGAATATCTGGTGCGGTAAGCTATGAAGTGCTATATATGGATTAAGGCCATGATGTCTGTAACTCTAATAATAAACGCAGGACCTGACGCATTAAAGCCCAAGTTCAAGTTGTCTTTACAAACAGGCCTGGCGACTGGGGTTAAGATGTGGGAGGGTCTATACAAGCCAAAGCACTTCAAGACACTGGCGTATACGAGATACTCCTACAAATTGAGAACAATCAGATACCAGAGAGACAAGAAGCGATTAAAGGGACACAGTAGACCTCTGGTATTCAGTCGTGATCTCAAGAGGCTGACCGATCTTCCAATAATGCTTTCGGTAGGAAGAACAAAGGCAAAGGGCAAGATGTCTGTTCCTTGGTATGTATCCCAGACGCCGAAGACGAGAAACGCTCCCAATATGGTGGACGAGATACTTACTACAAGGAACGATGAAGTGGAGATGATAGCGAGGAAAGTCCAGGAACACATACATAACGGACTCCTCGGAGTAAACACAAAAAAGATAGTGAGGTAAGTCATGGGTCAGTATTCAATAGCGGGAATAGAGATAGGCACAACGGTTATTTCTCAAATAACGGACTCTACTATAGAAGAGGGGCTTGAGGAGATAATTACGTCATCTAGTGGCAACCTAGACGATTCATACACTGCGGTGGCCAAACACGCACCAACTATAAAATTCTCAACCACAGCAGTTAAGGCTGTTTTGGACTTGGCCGACATAAACGGCCTACTTTTCGACGAGGCAGCAGTCGCTACCTCTGGGGTGACTGTATGGTTAAGGGAACGCGCTCTTGGGGGAGGATTCTCGCCAGACGGGAGCGCTAAGCACATAAAGTTATTCATCGGCAAAGGCATGGTTGTGCCCACTAATATCGAGGGCGGTATAAGCAAGGATGCGACTATCCAAGTGGAAATTATACCAATGCGGAGCACATTAACTGCCCCAGCAGACGAAGCTATAGTCGTCACAGACGAGACAGCATTCCCTGCTGCTTATTATGCTGCGACAGACGCAGACCACTACACAATAGGAAGTGTGTGGATAAACTCGAAGGTCATAGACTTCGTGCAGACCATGACGATAGCGTTCGGCATAAATGTGGATAGGCTATTCTCGCCCGGCAGCATACAACCTACCTGGTTGGGGATTACTTCAAGAAAAGTGACCATGTCCTGCCAAGGGAGCAATGTGGAACACATAGGCGACGCGACAGGCATGCTCGATGCTGGCACGCAGGGAGTAGCACTCACAGGAATCACTAGATTCTTCTTACAAAAGAGGGTACCTGGTGCTGGACTTGTTGCTCCTGGATCTGCGGCACACATATCATTCCAGGTGGACAACGGAAGGGTGACAATGGACAATGTCGGAGGTGGTCACGGTGAGCACGCAAAGGCAACATTCAAAATAACACCGATCAAGCCGAACCCCGAATCAGTCACGGAGATAGTCATTGTTAATACACTGGACACAATAGACATATTATAAGGAGAAACGATGGCACGACTTCTATACTTTCTGAATGGTAGGCCGACTTCGGACACTGCGTGTGTCCTTTCCGGCAGGCCTCTGAATCGTTTGGTGTCATGCAGCAATGGACCTGGTGGGGAGGCTGGGACTATATGGGAGGCAATAGGATCGAGCACACACTCGATCTCCCAGAGTCCGATTGGGTATTACCCGGATGTCCAGAAGTGGTCTTTGTACGGTGAGGTGTGGATAGGTTACAACAAAGGCTTTCCACCTAGACCAATAGATATGAGACGGGAGCAGACTCTAGTTCCTGGGCTTGAGATAACTCTCCAGGACAAAAATCTCTACACTATACCTGTAGTGAGGGATTTGACTGGTGGGTCTTCGATCCCAAGATTTATTACACTCCACGAGGGTGAAGCTGTCCGCTCAATCAAGTCGCAGTACATAGACTTGTTCCAAAGACTGAAGAAAATGGCTGACGAGATACTATCCGATGACGCAGCAGGTGGAGAATGGACCGAGATCGAGTTAGCAAAGCTTGCCGCTGACGGGCTAGACATAAACTACTTGATAGGCATACCAGAGATGGCAGCACTAGAGTTAGCCGACGACGAGGATCTTCTCGAGATGGCAAACACTATGCTAGGAAAACAGGGGCTTATGTCTCTTGTTAGCGAGATACAACAAAAAAAAACGGCCTCCTGTGCTTGAGGTCCGCTGAATATGTAAGATGGGAGCAGGGAAGAGCTCCCAACTATGAACCTACAATCTGTGAGATAATGTACCTGGGGACAAGATGCCACAGCCAAGAGTTATAAGTTGGAACCTAGAAGCTAACTCCCAGAAGTTTCTCGCAGGAATGAATAGGGCTATAGCCAAGCAGGACGAGGCTATAAGAAAACTCAGAGAGCAGAATAGGGTAGCCAAGAGAACCGGCTCCACCATGAGGGGCTTTACGAGCCAGGCAACAAGCCAGTTTGCCACATTGGCCGCGGGAATAGCAGCAGCCTCCAGGGCACTATCGAACTATAGAGCTGTAGCAAAGGGCGCATTAAACACTCTGAAGGATACACAAGAGGGATTCACAAGATTTGTCAGCATATCAAACGGCGATCCTAAAAAGCTTGCTGGACTTATTGCTACATCTAAGGAGCTCTCTAGGAGAGAGGGCATACCGATCGGGGAGTCCAATACTATCGTCTTCAACGCCTCGTCGTTGGGGACAGACAACAAGGAGATATTGCGTCTAGGCAGGCTTCGTGCCTTGGCGACTCATATACTGCCACTCGCTACCGCTGGGCCACAACTAAGGTCAGCATTTGGCCCAGAGATACTTGGCGGAACAAACAAGAGTGCAGTTAACGCAATAATCCAGGCTGCTGTGGAGTCTAAGATTACTCCAGAGGAGCTAGCAAAGAACGTTCTGACTACTGGGGCATCAGGTAGCAAGCTCCTTAAGGGGACCAAGAACGCAGGAACTGATGTTCTTACTGCCCTGTCGGTTACAACCAAAGCAGTCAAGAACCCAGAAGTTGCTGCAACAGGACTAAGTAGGCTATTCGACATATTGGGAAGGGGAGCTAATAAGGATCAATTCCGGGGGAAAGAGTTCAGGAGCACTGTCCACGAGCTCGCCAATCTGTCTATCGACGAGTTGGATGACATAATAGGGGAGAATATACGAGCCGATAGGGCAGTAGGTGCATTGCTAAAGGGTGTTAGAGATGGAAGTTTCGACAAGATAAGAGCTGCAACTCAGGCTGCAATAGACGCGACAGGAACTAACCAGGATCTGGCGGAGAAGAACATAAAGGTCGCAGCGGGGAACCAAGAACTATCTGCAGCGAGAGGGTTAGAGAGGGCCACAGAATCAAGGAAGCTGACAGAGCTGGGCACGCTGGCTATACCGAAGGCCAGGAGGGAACAGGGGAAGCAAATACTCGAGGAGTTCTTCGCAAAAGTAGGGCCAGGAGGCCCACTAGAGGGGCTTAAGGGCGGAATAATCTCTCGTGCGTTGGCTAATACCACCAACTTCCTACTTGATTCACTAGCTGGTCCAGAAGATACTATTGCATTCTTAACTCAGATAAAATCAGAAATAACATCTCGAGACTCGCCAGACAGTCCAGTATTTGTAGCAAAAATACAAGAGTTGATAGACGTCGTGCGTGCGGGGAAAAACCAAACCATAACGCCAGAGCCAGAAAGATAATATGCCTAACCCATTGATAGATGATGCATCATTGGTATCTCCGCAAGGACTAACTAATTGGATTACGATCGACCAGGTTGATCCAGTCCGGAGTGTTGTGAGCATAATAACAAGACCGAATGTGGATGGTGTCGCAGTAAAGGATCTCGGCTCTAGAGGGCAAAAGGGCACGATGAAGGCCATTGGTGACTTTACCCTTGTTGACCAGACTGCAAAGGATGACTTCAGCAACAAGGTGAGGGCGTACCAGGGAAAGTTTGTTACAGTCCTAGATTCCAGCGGAACTACAAGGACTGAGATATTGATTACCAGAGTAAAACCGTTCAACCGTAGGCCGGTGGCTTCACCGATAGGGGGCAATGCTGGTTCGGCAGGTACACATCGAGTTACTGTGGTCTTCGAATACATAGATGCATCTAGTCCATGACAATAACAT